CTGCATAGGACATGATAATCGCCCCATACGCCTGAACGGAAAAGGCATACGCCTTTATGAGTGTTGCGTTTATGCTGCCATTGCAACGGTAAAGGCCGCCCGGAAACACCAGTGATACAGGCGAAGAAAAGACCGCACCGCCCACAATCTGGCTCCTGCCCCACTGGTAAATAGCATTGAATGCCGGGGTATCATCCGTCACACCATCCCCGACAGCACCAAACTGCTTGACAGTGACCACACCCGCTGTGAATAGCTGCTGCCACTGCACATCAAAACCATCAATATACGTGCCGCCATCAGGCACCCCTGTACCCAGTGCCACAGCCTTGAATGACAGCACACCGGCATTGTCATAGTCCATACAGAACACCAGTGTTCCGATGGGAATGCCGCCCGTTGCTACCATCTCTGACACCGTAGGGAACGTCACACTGCCCTCGGGTATCAGTACCGGGGGAGTGACACCGGATGGCGGCGTATAGCCCTGTGGATAAAGAGGATCAGCGCCCATGACCAGTGACGGCACACGGTTATTGCTGGTGATGTAGTACCGGGTTACCTCATTCTCGTACCGGGCCACATAGTGGTCGGCCATGTCCACTTCGTTGATAAACTCATAAACTCATACGCGCTGATCAGTGCGGCATACAGGTACAGGTTGGGGTATTCCAGCAGGATGCTGTTGGGTTCGTTGTCTGCTGTGGGTGTCTCCAGTACCAGACTGAGGCGCACGGCAATCAGCTCGGTTGCAGCCGATACAAAGCCCTCCATCTGGCCTGACAGGTCAGTCCTGTGCGTGATCGAGGCGATCTGCCCTACCAGCTTGTCGTACTGCGCACTCATGGGGCCACCTGCCAATTGCTGTCATTGATGTAATTAGTGATCGTGGCATCCCCTGCCGGGAAAGGGGTGACCTTGTCGGGCAGGTAGCACCTGAACACAGAGCCGGATCCCTCATTCATGGGATACCACCGCCCATTGCCGGGCGTGGCATAGTCGATCAGCTCAACACTGTGCAACCAGCCATACAGGGCATTGGCCAGGTTGGGGCCACCCAGCTGGGAGATGACCTGCCCGGCAATGGGTATCTGCGTGGAACTAGCGGCGTTTGCGCCGTCGACTTCCAGAAAGCTACTACCTGCCCTGCACAGTATCTCCACCGTGTGGAATACACCCTCCGCAAAAGGCCCGCCATTCATCGCAACGGCACCCGCAAGATCATTGTTGAACCGGGCAACCGCATTGCCTGAAGTGAGCGATAGGGCAAGGCCGGGGTTATTGGTCGGCCCTGTGACGACAAACTGGTTGGCAGGGTAGCCACGGGGGTCAACAGAGTAGACGCACTTGATGCCCCAATCGTTGGAGGCCACAAAATTGGTGGCTATAGTTCCCCACGTTGCCCCGTCAAACTTCCAGTACTTTGCCGGGGGTGTGGGTGTGCCTGTGGAACGGTAGCCAATAGGATCGCCCAGCGGCACCACTCGTGTTTTGGGGCCACTGCGGCGGATCATGCCCATTAGATTTTGTCCTGAATTCGGTAAGGTTTGCTTGCTGGATGGCCAATGAACAGCTTCCAGTATTTCTGCCGGATAGCATCATCGTCGTGACCAAGGGTGTCGGGATTGCGTGCCATCAGGAACTGCTGCTCCTCGGTTGACAGGTGAAGACCCCAGCGTGCGCAATCCTTGAGATCACGCACACTGAGTTCATTTACCCGCTTGCGGTACTGTGCCGGTCGCGGGTCAATCCATCCCGTGCGAAACATTACGCAACAACAGAGGCCGTTTCATCGATGGCATAGATCGCGCCCTGCGACTTCTCGCTGTAGCACTTCAGGCTGTACTCGCACGACATCAGGCGCTTGTCAGAAAGCCCGGTCTTAGCCAGTGGCTCCACCTGGTATCCCCGCAGGAACGACTGTGTCAGGTGCGAAGGATCGATAAAGTACATCGTGCTTTCGTCGGTATCATCCGGCTGTTGCAGACGGTTGTCCTTCATAGTCACAGTCTGGCCGAAATCCGTCACAAACACGTTAACAGACCCGTAGGCCGTCAATGCGCGTGGCGATGCCTGTGATTGCTCTGCAGTGAGTGTTGCCACCCGTGCAGTGCCAGTGAACAGGTACTCCGACAGGCTGCGGATCACGACCGGGCGGGCCATCATGCAATCGGTGTTACCACCGGCCACATAGACCCCTTGCAGGATATCGCGGATCGTGGTTTCTGACAGTGCGCGTGCCGTACCCGGTACAGGGGCAACAAACAGGCCAGTCGTGGTATTGAATCCACCGGCAGTGCCGGTAGCACCCAGACTGATGTTGGTCTTGAGCTGCGCGCCAAGGCCAGCACTGATACCGGCTATTGTACTGCCGTTGCCCGCTGCGGATCCCTGTAGTGTCAGCATCTGCGCTTCAACGTCCCTGCGCAGTTCTTTCTGGCGCTCCATGACCTGGTAGGACAGTTTGCCTACATTGCCGATAGAGTCGGATGCTTCCAGACTGTGGGACAGCTGCACCTCTTTCAGGCTGATCTGGGTAAAGTTACCCAGTCGAGTGGTGAGCTTGGAATCGTTCTGGTCAACGTCAACACCGTCAATAAAGGCGTTGTCAGTCACCGGGGTACTCAGCTGATCTTCCGTCCATTCAGTGCGCTGGTTCTTGTGCGTACCCTTGGAGATCATATCCGTGAGTGGGAGCGGAATATTGCTGATATTCCAGATTTTGTTCATTACATCTTCATGGATGACTCCACCGAAGGGTTGGGCTGCTGCGTTTGATGCGTTGGTATTGGCCATAGTCGGTCACCTTAAGGGGTTATTTGAGCAATGCAGATACCGCACTGATCTGGTCAGCTCTGCGGCCTGTCTGCGCTGCCCGTTGGGCTGCTTGTTGTGCCGGGTCAATCTTCCCTGCGGCCCTGTTCTGGGCTTTAGGGTCTTTCGACCGCAGCGGTTTCACATTGTCTTTCGCTGCCTTGATGCCCGACCGTAGCCTGGCAAAGTCGTTCAGCAACTTCACTATCCTGTGATCAGCGATCTGTGCTACTGCGTCCTGTATGCCGTACTCAGCAGCCAGTGACTCAATACCCTTCTTCGCCTCAGTGAATGCAGTCTGGTCACGAAATTCGGGAATAACGTCCAGCATACGCTGGTGCTCCCGTTTCAGGTGTTCTTCCTGCCTTCCCTTGATCACGGCCAATTGTTCTGGCGGTAGCTGTACGTGCTGTGACACGGCAGATAGCTCATTCATCTGGTTCATCAGTGCGTTCTCGCGCTCTTGAAGTTCCAGCGTGTGCTTCTGGTGTGCCTGGTAGTGGTCTTTCAACTCACCCAGCTTGACCCTGCTGCCATCACTCATGGGTATTTCTGCACTGTAATCAACACCGTCTGGCACCTCTGCCTCTGGCTCTGCTTCCAGTGTTTCCTCGTCGGTATCGTCGTCTCCGACCGGCTCCGTAGCCGCAACCCCCTCAGGTTGTAGTAATTCTGTGACCTGCTCAAGCGCGTCCTGGTTGCTATCTGGCTCTTCTGTTAACAGCGCCTCAACTTCAGCCATCGCATCGGACATTCAATCGCTCCCGTACCTTCTCAAGTACATCCAGTTCGTTCAGCAGGGTATCCCTGCGTGCGGGATTGTCCCGCTCCTGCCGTATGCTGTCGATAATGCACTTATCCACATCCGCAATCAAGCTGTGGATAACTTCCTGTGCTTCCTCGCTAACCTGCTTGCTGGGTTTGTTCACGGGTTCGGGCATCCTCGGCATTGATCTTCTTCATATCGATCACGGCACTGCTGGTGATCTTGGCTTCCTGTATCTCGGCATCCAGGTTGGCATCGTAGTACTTGAACCGCAGTTCATTGTCCTGCTTCTGCAGCTCAAACTGCTGCTGCATCTGAATCATCTGCTGCTCCATCTGCCGCATCTGCTCCTGTTGCTGCTGCATATTCTGTACCTGCTGCTTTTCAGCCGTGAGTGCCTCGTTTGAGTCGGGGTCCACAAAGTACTGCTCCGGCTGGCCAAGGTCATTAGCCCGCAACCAGTCGGTCATGGCGTTATAGAGCTTTGACTTATCCACAAGGCTCCCCATACCGCCACCCATTGCCAGTGACTCCTGCTGCATCACTACGGCATTCAATGCCTGTATGCGCTGCGCCTTCTCTGCAGTCGTCATGCCCATTGTGACCTCAAGCGTCTCACGCTCCGGCCACTGGCTGGTATCCGACTCAACCCACTGACCCCGCTGCTTCATCATCACAGGCCCGGCGATCTCGGTGCGCAGTAGCCGGTGTACCATCAGGAATGCGGGCTTGAGCAGGGTTTCAACCAGGTTGGTGGCATACCAGCCGCCCATCTTCTCAACCTCACCGAGTGTGCCGGCTGCAGCTGTTGCGCTGGCCTTCATCAGCTGCGCCTGTGCCTCGTTCATATCCATGCTGGCACCGATACGCTGCACCCGCACCTGGTCAAGGTAATCAAGCCCCTGTATGGCCTGTGGGCCGATATCGTTGCTAGGCAGGGGTACCAGTGAGGTAGGCTGTCGCATCCTCACCACACCGTTGATACGGCCGTTGGTGAGATCATCCATGTTCACCTGCCCTTCCACCGCCCCGATACGGGAACTGTTCATCACATCGAGGTTATCCATGTAGTTGCGCAGGATGTGGGTTTTGCCCTCCTGAATACTGGCCAGCACCTCAAACAGTCCTGTTCCCTGCACCCGGTGCGGCATGGGGATTGCTGACCCTGTCACATAGGGCACATGGGTGGTCGGTTCATTCTTGAGTATGTGACTGCCGGACACCCAGATATACCGCAGCTGGCTGTCGCTGTTCTTGCCGGTCATGCTCATTCGGATATAGCAACAGTAAATGATCTTGAGCCGCTCGGCATTCTGCGCAGCATACCCGTCATCATTCTGGTAGATGCCCTCACGCGCCTCCACGGCTTGCCAGTACACAGCATCGCCGTCCGGCAGCTCGGAGATCACCTGGTCACTGATGCCCATCTCGCTCAATTGGGAGCAGGTATAGAGCTTCTTCTGTGCGACAAAGCGCTGCTCCTGAATGGATTCATAGCCACGGCCCTCACTGAACAGCATATCCTCCGGGGGTATCGAATCAAACTTGAGCTTTGTTGTGGTGGTGGTGCGCTTTACCCGGGTACGGGTTGCGCTCGATGTGATCTTGACATCCTGATTCCTGGCAGTGGGCTGGCTGAGTATGAATATCGCCTCTTCTGGCAGGTCGGGCGGGTAATCCTGTTCGTCGATGCTGGTCACATCCTCCGTTTCAACCTTCATCCAGCCATTGCCGACCAGCAGGGCATCGTGGATAGACTCGAACAGGGTGCGCCAGCCACCGGCCTTCTCCATCTGGTCACGGGTGAAATCCGACTCTGCCTGTGCTGCTTGCTCGTCCTGGTCACCGTCCGGCACGAATTCCAGCATGGTGGTCTTTATGATGGGTTGTATCTGCGCCAGCATGGAATGCACAGCATCCGCCAGGTCAGTGGAGACAATGGCGCTCCTGCCCTCGGCCGGATCCTCCATGATCCCCTGATAGTAATTGAGCGCCTGTTCCCGCTTGTTGGCCAGTACATCGCTGTCGTAGCCCTGCGCCTGTTCAATCTCCAGTGTCAATATGGCATTGACTTCACTGTCACTCAGTCTCATCGCACCCTGCCCCTGTCCATCCTGCTGTAGTCGATCTGTCCACCCCACTGGCTGGCAGTCATGTTTTCTTCCATCACGATAGCCAGTAGGCCAAAAGAATCAGACCCGTGAGAAGAAAAATCATGCTCAGGGCCAAGACCAATGTTGCGGACAGGATCGCGGTTTTCGTGATACCAGCCGAGGGCATCAACTCCTCCAGCGGTTGTCGCCTCATTGAACCAGCAGGACGGGAACATCCTGCGCCCGGCCTCGATGCGCTGCATGGCCGCTCCCCTGCCCTGGTTGGATACCACCGTAACATCAAACCCTGCGTCCTGTAGTGCGCTCTCGTAGCTCACAGCATACACCTTGTCGTGCTGTACACCATCATGTGGCAGGTAGATACGGGTGTTGTGTGCGGCATACTTGCGCGACCGGAGCCATTCCAGATGGGTTGCCAGTGGTTGACCGATCGCCTCATAGTAATCCAGCACCCTGATCTCCCGGCCGACCTGCTGTGCTACCCAGATAGTGAACGCATCAGATCTAGCACCAGTACCGCCGATATCAACAAACAGTTGGTACGGCAGTAGTGGATCCGCCGCAACCTTGCTGATTCGGCCCTCATTCCGCGCAGCGTTAAGACTCGCAGCGTAGTAGGCTCCCTGTAGCAGTGTGGCATATCCGCCCTCCCAGATATGGTCGTATTGATCTGGATCAAGGCGCATACAGTCAAGGCGCTCCTGCTCCAGCACGGATGGGAACATCGGGTTATCACGCCAGTTCGCCATCACCACACTGGCATTACTGGGTATGTCATCACCCCGTAGCAACTTATCCACAGGGTCTGACTTGCGCCTCGCATTCCAGCTGAACCACAGCTCACTGCCTTCAGCCCTGATAGTGGGCCGTAGCAGCATCAGGCTGCGATCTGACAGGGTCTGTGCTTCCTCCACCCATGCAATACGGATGTTCTCCAGTGACTTTACAGACTCTGCGTTGGTGTCCTGCATACCGAGGAAGGTGATCTGGCCACCACCGGGCGTATCAATGCGGTCATGCAGGATAGTGAATTTGTGGCCGACACCCAGTTGCTGGATCTTGTCCTCGATGAGCCGCTTGCTGGAATCCCTCAGTGTCTTTTGCACCTCACGGATGCAGACTGCCCGTGTACCAGGCTGGGCAATACACTCGATCACCAGCTGCTGGGCAAAGAAGTGTGATTTACCGGATCCACGACCACCGAACGCACCCTTATAGCGTGCCGGGGCCAGCAGGGGCTTGAATACCCTAGCTATCTGGGCTTGTACTATCAAGCACCTGCACCTCAATCGCGGTGATCTGTAGATCAACCTCACCGGAATGCTCAATGGCCTTCAAATCTGGCATGGTTTTTGACAGGAACAGCTTCATAGCCCCCATACGGACGGCCCCCTGCACTGTTTCATCACAGGCTAGATCATATGCCTTCTCCAGAAGAATCGTTGCCTTGGCCTTCAGGGCCGCATCAATCTGGTTCTTCCGGGTTGTCGCTTGTGTCGCCATCGTCAATCGTCACCAGTAAATAGGGCTGTGCCGGGTTGCAGGGTTGCCGCCTGATCATTAGTTGATCAATCTGGCTGTCATCCAAGTATAGGCCAGCGTGCTGCAGGGCATCAAGTGGTTGCTTGAGCAGGTTATCCAGGTCGCGGGCGCGCCTATCAGGTGGAAAAGCGTAAATAACAACACCCAGCCTCCCCGTAAATGGCGAGATCTCCCCGAATTCCCGCATCACGACCGCCCGATACTCCCTCGCCTCTTTCGACAGTATCGCCCTGTTATTCACCACCCGGTAATAACGGTTAGTACTGGGTGGCCAGGGGAGTTTTAAAGTAATTATCATAGTGGTTTAACTCCTTATTCCACAAACTTGACAACGGTTATTTAAAAATGTTACCCTCACCCTACGGGCACGGGTGCGGAGCATGAGGGTAAAACTTCTGTTTTCTCTCATCTTCCAGCCCTGTATTTAACCCTTTTCTTACCAAAATCATCCAGGAAGATGTCTGTATTGCAGCTGATTGATCCGTCTGGATTAGGCTGCAAACAGAACAACATCCCTTCTGGTTTATCGCTCATACGGTGCTTGTGCCAGAAGATCTTGCTGCACTGGTCACCGATAAAGCCGGGGAGCTTGTCAACCTCGGATTCCTTTAGATCCCGCACTGACAACCTGATGATATTGGTTGCTGGCCACTCCTGTGCCGAGCTGCCAAATGAGGATGCCCCCTCACCCTTCCCCTCATGGTGCTGCATAATGACTGCCGTGCCGGTGCTGTAAATGCGCTTCATCAGGTCATTAAACGGTCGCCAGCTTTCAGACTTGTTGACATCGTCCAGGTGGAACAGCGCTGAAAAGTTATCAAACACCACGAGACCGGCCCCCTCACACACCGCCAGCAGCTCATTCGGGTGGAGAAGGAGATTCTTATTATCCACATGGATCAGCTCAACATCGCGGTACTTCCCCATGAAGGCCATCCTTTCCTGTATTTGCCAGAGCTGCATATCACCATTGATCCAAACCACCCTGCCGGGGTCATGGGTGGGTTGCCCCATCCAATCCCTTCCCGACTTCATTTTTGCTATCAGGTCAGCACAGACAGCAGATTTGCCCATGCCAGCCCTTGCAAACAACAGGGTATAGGTTCCAGCCCTCAGCCATGCCCCGCAATACGGAGCTGGCACTACCTGGTCAGGGATATCACCAAAACCCCCACGGTAATCCCATAACGGAGCCTCATCTTCCGGCCTGAACAACCTGCGTGCGTGTCCCTCTGGATCTGCCATGATCTCCTCAACACTCCATCGCCTGTTTACCTCGGCCATGATCTCCTCAATAGATTTCACGGTCTTACTCCTTTATTCCACAGCCGTTCAATCTCGGCATCCAGTTCTGCATCTGTCAGCTCTTTAACCGGCTTCCATACGGGCACCACGATATTCCCGTCCATCCCTGGGTTGGAATCCCAGTCTGGATCCGGGTACAGGGCGTGAAAGTACTGCTCTATTGGTGTTCTCATGACATACGCACCAGGTAGGACAGCACGGCCTTCCTGACCACTTCTGATACGGTCGCTCTCTCCTTCTCTGCCTGTTTCCGCAGTATCTCCAGCAGTTCTGGCTGTAAACGGATTGCAATTCTATCGTCACTCATAAATACCTCTTGTGTTTGTCGGATTGACTGACGTATACTACCAGTGTCGACCAGCCCCCGCAATCGTTGCTCCGGCCCTCGACGCTAAAAAGGTGATAGGTTATGGATATGAACAATTTCTTAGGTGGCCAGTACCTGGCTAAAACGGATGTGACAACCAGCGGTACAGATGTTGTGATCGCTGCTGTGTTGCAGGATGTTATCGGTGACGAACAATCGCTGAAAGCCATCCTTGAGTTCAAGGGGCCGACCAAGTCAATGGTACTGAATAAAACCAATATCAGGATTCTCTGCGCCCTGTTCGGCAATGACTCCAACCAGTGGATTGGTCGCACCATCAATGTCTACAACGATGTAACAGTGGTCTTTAATGGCTCTGTAGGTGGCATTCGAGTCCGACCCTCACCCTTGGATGCCTCAGGCGTTAAAATCGCTCAGAACGCATTACAAGAGCCTACAGGGGCATCCTATGCAGCAGAACAGGTGGCAACCGCGCAATCAATGGCGACTGCACCCCCGAATGACGATATTCCGTTCAGCAACTACGAATACCGGGGGGTGGCATAATGGTAATTAAGCCGATTGACAACAGTGGTATTGATGCCGCACTGGCCGCAGTGAGGGCCATCCTGCCACCGGATATGTCCAGCTTCACACCGGAGCTGGAGATCGACGTATGGTATGACTTCCAGCCCCCGGAGCGGGCTACGCTGGAATATCCCGGCTGTGATGCGTCTGCCACAATAACCTGCATCCAGTACAATGGTGTGGATATCACAGAGGGTGTCCGCAAGGATGCCCCCCTGTGGGATGAACTGGAGAATGAGTGCACGATTGACGGTATCGAGAAGGCGCAGGACTATGCCGAGAGGGGTGACTTCTAATGCCCCCGTTTGATGCCGTAGAGTCGGCCTGTATCGGTTTCTTCTTCGGGGCGGCGATCAGCTTCCTTATCGTGGATGAATACTACCAGGCGAAGATCAGGGCTATGCTGGATAAGCTGGAGGACATCCTATGAACTCATGTGACTCATTCTGGATAGGAGTGTCGACCTTTGGACTTGTGTATTGGTTAGGGTGGCCAGCCACGGTGGTGATATGGGCTGTCGTTGTGTGGCTTCTCTGGGTTCCCGGCCCTACCCGGGAAGAGCGCCTTGAAGAAGCGCGGAAAATGATTGCAGAGCACGCATTAATCGCCCAGCAGCGCATTGCCGACAACACCGAGACCGCCAAGACCGGTAGCCCCAATGCTGGTATTGATAGCGGCCCTGCCCGGGTTAGCCAGTAACCGCTCCGCTGTCCCACTGCTGGGCAGTACCCGATCCGTCAGGAAACGGTCTGTCTCCAGCATCCGCAACAGGGAATCATCGGCCCTGTTGCGTATCCTACCCGCTGTTTTCAATGACCCGTACAGGCTGCGACTGTTCACCCAGTGTCTTGGCCAGCCCGTACTGGCTGCGCGTCACCTGCATCGCCTCCCGACTTGCTGCAGGAAGGTTGGATTCCATCAGGTCAATAAGGATGTTCTGCATCTCAACGGCATCCCCGATCTTGGCAGCATCGCCCTGGCGGCCACCGGCCTCAATCATCTTGCCCAGCCGGGTGCGCAGCAGCTGCCAGTCCTGACCCGTCAGTGCACCGTCGTTCTGGCTGGCCATCTTCCTGGCATCCTCTGCAATCCTGCCGATCTGCCCACCATGCGTGCCGGTCGCTTGCTCGGCAATATCATCCAGCTGTGCAGCGATATCGTCTGTCAGCGTCACGGATCCAATATCGTCCGCAAACGCATCAAATTCCCTCCCGAGTCGGTTAAGGGTTGTCCCCAGCACATCATCGGTCAGCATGGCACTACCCTCGATGCCAAGGCGCTGCTTGACCTGGTTGGTCGCCCAGTCCTTCTGCGCCTCCCGCACCATCTCTACAGGGCCACCCGTAACACGATCACTGCGCCGCAATTCCTCCCCCATCCTGACCCGTCTCGCATGGGCCAGCTCCTCTGGGGTGCGTGCAGCCAGTGCCAGTTCATCACCATAGGTCAGCGGTAGTCCCGACTGTGCGGCTTCCTCTGCCGTCAGGAAGCCCTGCAATGTCCTGCCGGATTCATCACCCTGCTGCATCAATGCCTCACCCGCCCGAGCTGCACTGCCCTGCCCGGTGATCCCCATCCTGCTGGCTACC